TGTATTGAACCATCAGGAAATACTAACGTACCACTTAAAGTACTGTTAGGTAAGGTTAATGCACCGCTTGTATCAAATGTCCACCGCGAGCCGTACCCAGCCACATCAGGATATGAATCTCCTGTACCAATAACCATAGCACCATCGGCGCGAGTTCTTGCGTATTGAGAATCATTACCTAAAAATAGACTTGTTGCACTTAATGCTCCAGTAGTTAAATGTAAATGATTACCTTCTGCTACTGTTGGGTATAGTAATAACTGTTGGTTAGGATCACTACCACCAGCTGGGGTAAGTGTTATAGCATTGCCTATACCTGCAGGGCTTGTACCTTCTGTAATAGTTCCACCTGTAGGTAGGGTAAACGTACCACCGTTAGTACTACTATATGTCCAAGTATTTGCTGGACTATTGACAGTAGTAATTTGTACCCCGGTTGAATTAGCTGTAACATAAGACTGATTGTTGTAGTTTAATGTTACATAGCCGTAGGAAGAGGTGTTATTAATAATATCTAAGCCAGCATTACTATTAACTCCGATTTGTCCTTGACCACTTGGTAATATTATAGTACCAGGTAATGTTAATGTGCCATCTGATCCAAAGTGCCATTCGTACTCATTGTTCTCATAGTCAGTGTATAAGTAGATTCCACCCGACTGAAGGTCAATGTAACTATTACCATCGCTGTCAACTAACCCTAAACTACCACTATTAGATTTAATAAAGCTATTATCTGGAGTTTTTAATACCCCATCTGTGTCAAATGTCCAAGTCTTGCTACTACCACCACTTGAACCTGCCCCTGGTGTGTTTGTAGCTAATGTAATAACACCAGCGTTAACTGTACCTATAGCAATATTATCTACTGTTGGGTTTGTTCCACCGTTACCCCACACGCTAACATAGCTCTTACCATAGTTACCTAATGTAACACCACCTTGTAGAGCACTACTTTCAAATATATGTATGTCGTTATCTACCGTAGGGTAAAGAGCTAATGTATTAGGTGAATCAACAGTAGGCTGTATGTTGATACGACCACCGTCAACACTGTAACCTGGTCCTGTTAAAGTAGAAGCACTAAATGATATGTTGCCTGTACCACCGCCACTACTACCACCTGATAAACCGGGAAATAAGTTTCTGTTCCAATACATGCTTATACTTAGAAAACCAAACTAGTAAAACATATTGAGTTGGTTATAATATATGGATATATTAAGGACCAGTACTGTTTAGTACTTTAATCGCTGCAGCTATCCTATCTAAAGCTTGTTGTACAGTGGTAGGTGGTGTACCATTCCAATCTGAAGGTGTTGTAGGGGTGTAGTTGCCTGTCCATGCCGTAGTTTGTACTGAACTATCAGTAAATGTAACTGCCCCTACTGAACCAATCTGTAAAGTGGTTGTAGATTCAGCAGCACTTAAATAAACCGTGCTTGTATTATCTGTAAAGATATTTAAATTAACACTAGATACTGGAGGTGCATCAACAGGACTATATAAAGGAGCGTTGCCTATTTGTAGTTTACGTACTAATGCTCCGTTAGGTCCCACCAACTCTATTGGTGTACTGCTTAAAGAACTATTATTAATAGAAGGAATATATATACTTGGTACTCCGTTTGTATAACCAGGTCCAGCGCCTAAGAATAGACTTGTGTTGCTTGTATTACCGTAAAACTGTAAACCCTCGTTAGGGTTAACTCCATCTCGTATTGGCCAGTGTGGTGCATCAGCAATAATATAAACAGAACCGTTGAGTACGTTAGAACTACTTAAAGCATTTGCTCTATAAAACTCTACCCACGTACCAACCCCGGCTGTTTGTTGCAAGTCATCAATAAACTGTGTACCCGGGCCGTCTGTGATGTGTTTAATATAACCATTATTAGCAGAAAGTGTAATATTACCGTTTAACAACGGACTTAATGTGCCAATAAATACATTAGCACCTCTTACATTTACAGTGTCATTTATTTGTCCGTATAAACGACCGTTGTTTACAACTTCAAGATTACGAGATGAAACACCTGGATTATTAGTTAAATAAATAACATCTGCACTTAGAGTCGTAACATTGCTATTAGTTGTGTTTAAATCTGCACTTAAAGTTGTAACATTACTATTAGTAACATTTAGACTAGCACTTAAAGTTGTAACAGCAGACGAGTTTACACTTCCCAAACTTGCACTTAAAGCAGATAGACCGAGATTTAAGTTTGTAAAATTTTGATTAAGAGTGGTTCGACTATTCTTAAGAAAATCTAAAGGCTGTAATAATGTAATCTGGGCCATGATGGTGTTAAATATTTAGTATATTTGATTCGATGTTTATACTGTAAGCCAAGTATATGTATTACCGTCCCAAGTGAATGTAGCGTTGTTCCATTGTATGTCTATTGGATTAACTGTTACAGTTTTAATACCACTTAAAGCATAAGGCTGCTGTACTGGAAATGTAGGCTGATACGAATCTTTAGTTAAAAAAGAATATCCAGCAGCATTAACAACTATAATATCAAAATATCCACCGTTAGTAGCATCAGCCGGTGCTTGATAGTTAACTATCATTTTATTGTTGTTAACTATTGTATAGTTTAAGGCTGGTACTAGTCCAGGTAGATTTGGGTACTTTGCAGAAAGAGAAGGTATGGTCGAGAATGTAGATAATGTGATAACATTAGTATATCCAAACATTCCCACCACTGAACCGCTTAAATAAACAGCGTCAGTATAATCATACATGTCTCCTAACAATGTACATGTACCAGAAAGCCCTGTTGGAGTTAACCAACGATCAGTAAAACGAGTTACCGGGCGTGCAGAAACCGTGACTGTTTCAAGATAAGGGGTACCGTTTAACTCATTTATTATATTTGATATTGAACCGTATGCTTCTTCGTTTTGTGGTATAGCAGAAACAGCATAAAAGTTACTATCAATCTTAAACACTCTACCAACTGTACCTTGCTCTGATTTAAACAACCAACCCTTTATGGTAAAAGTAGTATCACAAGTTACTCTTGTACGTTGTAGATCGTTAAGATCCATTGGATAGCCCATTTTGAGGTTACCATCCCATAAAACTTCAGTTCTTATTTCTTGATTAGGCGCAGCTTGGTTTGTCCAAGAAATAACAAAATAAGGATCACTCCATGGTACAAAGTTACTCAATATTTGATCCATGTCTGTCTGAAATCGAGTAATAATGCTAATGTTAACCGCTATGTTAACCGGTACTGGTTGTAATGTGTGTATACTAGCAGTATCGGTAGAATTATAGTTATAATATTGACCACCTAGTTTATTAAAGACTCTAGTAGAGTCACGAGATATTGAAGCTATGTTAAAAGAAACAACAGGAAGCGTTAATGTCTGCGCTTTATCAACAATATCATAAAGTACGCGCTGTTTTGGTGCATAAACATACCGAACTGCAATCGCTGTTCCGGGCTTTCTTTGATTATCAAAGCGTTTTACTATAGCCCCGTCAAAAGCGTGTAGGAATTGGGTTAGTAAATCCTTTATTTCCCAGTTATAGTTGTATATCTGCACAACTATACTTACATCACTCTATTTAAAAAGTGTCCCGGCAATATACTTCTATTTGACGTTATGGTTTTTGGTGCTAATCCATCGAGAATATACGTACAACTCTCATCATCCTTAGTTCTTGTACATCTTCCTGCGGCTTGGATTAACGTTATGAACATTTTCATACGATACCACTCCTTATCGTTATCAAAAAGCATCTTAATTCGCTTACTTCCTAAGGATAAATACGGTAATTTTATAATAATCTGCCACTTTCCAGTATCTCCTTTAAGGTCTAACCCCATAGTCAACGAAGGACTCACTAAAACAGTAGGGTCTGTACGTAAAAAATGCTCTTTTACTATGGTTTCATTAGTGGTTCCCTCTTCTCTATATAAGAATCTCTTACCATTTAGCTTATTTTGCAAAGCTTGGGTTATCTCAAACGAGTTTGTATGAATAATACCCTTTTCGTCTTTGTGGTGTTCAGCGATTTTCTTAATCTCATCAATAATTTTAGGCAAATACTTGCTTAAAGTCTCTTTACTTAAAGGGTATTGGTTACTCAAATAGATAGGACTCTTCTTTGGGTCAAAAGTAGACTGTAACTCTATGTACTTGTAGTCTTTTATACCAAGGTTTTTAGTAAAGATGTCTTTATCTACAATGGTAGCACTCATGAGTATTACCACCTCTGCATAATCAAACAAACAACTAGTGAGTTTGTCGATTTTTAATGGGGTGACTAATACTTTTTCGGCGTCTTTTTCAACAATATACTGTGCGTCTTCCCAGTGGTTAATAGTATGTACGACGGCTTCGTATAAATCTTTACGTTGCTGTTGTTTAAGTAGTTCGGCTTTGTGTTTTTCATATCGCGGTCTATCAGAAAATTCATCTATTGCGTTTTCTAGTGCAGAACAAACGTCAGATAACCAACCGAGCACCTTCTTAGGTACTTCTGAAGTGAGTTTTTCAATCTCTACACCTAGGTAGTTAAACTGTCTATAGTTAATAACTGCAGAAAAGTTTTTTACTATTTCTTCTTCTAGTTCTGAACACTCATCACATACAATAATTTGACGTTTTTTGAGGTAATCAGGTAAGTTAAAGAAAGAAGCATAGTTTAGTACAGTAAACCTCTCTACTAGCGCTACATTACGTGCTTCGTAGTAAGGACAAATACAATCGTTCCAGCATTTACGCTTAAGGTTTTGTGAAATAACACAAGGAGCATGATCTACTGTAAAATCGCTATCTACCTCACATTGATAGTTAGTCTTACCTTTGAATATTTCACAATCGTCAAATAAAGCTTTATACTGATCTTGTAAAGTTTTAGTAGTAGTTAAAGCAAACATACCATGCGGTGCAAATCTTGTAAAACTACCCTCGAAGTCTTTGTCGTATGCCTGGTAGCTCTGTATTAACTTTGCATATTCAGGATCTGCCCCGTTAGTTGTATTAGAAAGGGTCTTACTGAAAAAAGATTTACCAGAGCCTGTAGGCGCTTGTACAACAATAAACTTAGCTCCAGAGTTTATTGCCTCCTCTATTTGGTTTAATCCTGAAATCTGATGCTCTCTAGGCTCATATTTTTCAGGAAAGTAACTTAGCAATGGTTTTTCTATCTTCATTAATATAGAAGATATATTGTACTATACTTTACAGTTTTTACAAGCTCGAAATGGTCAAAACACTGTCATAAAACCGACTATTTTTGACTTTATTAACACTTTTCAATGTTAATAAAAGTTTATAATCGTTTTCTGCTAAAGTATCTAATCTATAATCAAAATGTACCTTACTATTTTCATTATATGCTGAATAAGGAAACGGAACTTCAAAGGTTTCTCGTTTCTTTTCATTAACTAATATAAAAGATAAGTAGTTTCCGGAAAGTTTATACAAAAGAAGCTTGCCACTTTTGTAAGTTTTATGCTTGAGGTTAAATGTAACTTCTTTTAACAAATAGGGCTTAATAAGATTGTCGATTTGATCGGTCATGAGTGCATAAACGCCACTTTTTGGCTTTCTGACATTTTAGATAAAACTCTATTGAAGAAGTCCCAAAACTCGTCGGGTGGAGTCGTTTTAATAGCTCTTACTATTTCTACATTTTCAGCAGGTATAAGCCTATAATCTTGTAAGAATATGTCCCATACTTGTACTAAGCCTTTATCTTGAGGGCTAAACTTTAATCTACCAGAGGCTCCGTGAAAGTTCAGTGCAAGTGTGCCAGGCACACTAGTTAAAAGGTTTGTATCATTAGTTGCAAGCATTCTTCTTACTGTATTACCAGGTAAAGGTCTACGTCTGACGAATCTAAGTTCGACAGCGTGACTGTTTAATATTTGTATTAAAGTACCAGGTGACATCCATATTACTTAGCAGGGGCTGCTCTGCCGAAAATACGTTCTTCATTAAGAAATACGATATTCTTTAATCCGTTCATTTTGGCACATTTAATGCCGAAGTTGCTTGGAAAAATAACGTGCTCTCCTACCTTGGTTTTACAACGAGGCCCAGCGATAATAACTTTAGCTACACGCCAAGCAGATTGTACCATGTTTACAGGAACAAAAATACCATCTCTCATGATTTGGGTGTTATCTTCATTACAGTCTGCAAATTGACACATCATAATATCATCTAAAAGAGATTCTAACTTCCAGTCACTGAGATTGATATCTGAACCTGCATAGTTATCAAGTTGTACCAAACCTTTAACATTGTCTGTTTGTATGTCTTCATTAGCTCTTAAAGCTTTTTCGCGATCTTCAGCATTAAGGCCTTGAGCTTTTAAATCTTTTTCGATTTTATATGTTAGATTTTTCTTCATTTGGTAATTTTAAGTTAAAATACTCTATGTAATGATTTACCTCTCGGCTTGATATTTCAAGGTTGTTTGCAACCTTAAGAACAACTTCATTAGATTTCTTTACAGTCTCTTTTTTGGTTTTTTTTATGTAGTTAAATCGCTTAAACTTGCAAGTCGGTATAACAGTATCTAAAGCTGTATACCAATCATTATTATTTTCAAAACTTTTCCAATATCTATTAGTGGTTTCGTTTACTAAGCTACAAATAGAAGTAGAATACATAGAACACCAACGCTGAATAAGAAACGGTTGAAAATCCTTATTCTCGTTTATGGTGTCTATGTGTTCTTTGTTCTTTTTATATAATATACTGTTTAAATGATTAAACATTAAACAATAATCTTAGAAGTAGCTACAAATATATTATCTACCATACTATAGAATAGAGAATGTACTTGTAGTTGAAAGTTTTCAGCGTCTGATTGAGATAAGTTAGTACTAAACGCAAAAGCAGGAGCTTTTTTACCGGCACTAATATTAATACCAGTATGTCCAATAGCTATACTATCTTTAGAGTATGTAATGCTGACAGAAGCTTTACCTTTTTGTTGTACAATACCGCCTTGATTGTGTTCAGCGTGTACGATCAAGTCATCACCCTTCATTTGAATAGGCTTTTTAATAAAGCTATGTAAAATATTAGCAATACCAGTATTAAATAAGCGCTGAAAACAAACCGCCCCAAATGGGTCTAAGTTAGGTATTTCCCAACAAAAGTTAACCATAGAATCGCTATAAATATAGTCTTTTTCTAAAGAATCTTCTAAATCAATAAGATTTATTGTAACTTCAACTGGAGCTACAAAGCTAACAATATTACCCACAGCTAGAGTCTTATCTCTAAAATACTTATAAGCAAAACGCTTGTGAATAAAATCGCCGTTATAGATAGTTTGGTCTTTAATGATCATAGTATTATTGTATTATAAAAATTAATATTGTCCAGTCCTTGCTTTATTGATAAACCAATCTTCTGCAAGTCTAAACTCGTCGGTAGGGTTTCTTAACCCCTGGGAACCGTGAATAACTTTAATATTGGTTGTGCCGAGTTTAAGTTTAGCTTTATTACATTGTAAGCTAAAGTCTAAATCATAAAAATGAAACTTAGCAGGATTACTTTCATCAAATTTTATACCTGCTTGAGCTATTTTCTTAGGGTTAAATGCTAAAAATAGTCCGTCTAATAAAACCACTCTACCGTTTTTACCGAAAGGTGTTACAAATACTGCATTACGTCCCATATCAACATGGCTAACTTCCCCTCTCTGATCTGCTCTTGCACACATTAAGTGCCATAAAGCAGGCTGTCGTATTACAGGATTAATACCACCTGCTAACCCTACTATATCATATTTTTCTAAGGCTTGATGTAACTTTTCTAACCATTTATCATCTGTAATAAGTACATCATCGTGAGTTAACACTAATACACAATCCTCGTCTTTGTAGGAATCAATAACAGAGTTATAAATTTTAGCTATAGCAGTCTTATTATTAAAGACTCCGTGTGTGGTAGTAACTTCGTTTAAGTATTCACTATTAACTATAGTGTATTTGCTTCTGTTCTTGAGTTCTGAAAAAGAAGCAGCTGTAGAACAAAAACTTAAATACGTGTTCATTAATCAATAATCTGAGTTTCTTGTGGTATATTAGGAAAATGTTTTACTATTTCTTCTAGTGTCGAGTCATCACTAATACCAGTTTTATACACAAAAATATTATGCAGTTTAATGTTTTTGTCATTAACTTTTTCCGCTATTTCTAGCAAGCGACGGCGATGAACCGCGGTGTGGTCAGAACACACATCACAACTAGCAGTGAATAGTAATGCTTCTACTAAGAGTTGTTTTTCTTCTGTATTTAACTGTAAGCCTTTCATATAGTGCTTACAGTATAAAGGTTTATAAAAATAAATCTACTGATTTATTTAAAAAAATGCATAATAAGCGAAGTTATACTACTTATTAATGCAACCCAAATAGCTGTTTGCATGTGCCAGTGTAGACCCTGCTGTTTTTGATGTTTTGCTTCACACTTACCTACGGCAGTATATATCTCGTTATGGTATACTTCCATTAAGTCCCGTGTTTCGTTAAAACGGCTATCCATTTCAGCTCTTATATGAGTTATATCATTATTAATAGTTGCAACCTGTTGCATCAAGCTAGGGTGACCATTACCATCTCGTACAATCTTACTGATATTGGCAAGATCTTCTTTTACATTAACTATATCTCTGTTAATGTAATCAATGGCTGTGTTTCTTTCGGATGAAGCTTTTTTAACGGGCATGTATATATTTAGAAAACAAAGTACGGAGACTTGTGTTTAAATCTACCTGCAGGCACTATACTATTGTAATCTTGTAATGCGTATACAATTCCCTCTTTTAAGGATTCACTACCTTCAAACTCGGTAGACGAAAAACACCCTGTAACTGGATTAGCAAATAATGTACTCGCACTTCTGGCTAAGTAAGTTTTCTTGTGTTTGTTATTAAAAGCCCATATAGCATATGTACCTTTAAGAGATTCCATAGCTTCTGATACTTTTATCTTTATTTCTAACATACGCGGTATAATACAGCTGTCTGTCCTATCGGTAAAATCTTCGTCGGGAAAATACTCTCTACATAAACTCTCAAAATTACTAATAATACCGTTATGAGCCACTATCCAATCACCATAAATGAACGGGTGATTGTTTATCGCTTCAAATGATTTTGTTTCAACAGTAGGGCCACGGGAATGATATAAAAAGTAACGACCGTGAGTGTCTATACCCGGCGGGTTAAAACAGTCTATAGGTTCATTAAAAATACCTTCAGTTTTGTGTACGTGGTATTGATCATTAGAGTCTAATGTTAGTGCACCTGAACTATAATAACCTCTTGCAAGATTATCTTTGTATAACTTAAAAGCTATATCTTTATTTTTACTACCTGCTATACCGCACATATTATGTTAAATAGGTTAAAGGTTTGCAATCGTATTGTTCCCAAGGAATGTTACGTGAATATTTAATAGGGTCAATAGCTTTGTTGTCAATAAAACCTTTGATGCGTGCTGCACATGATACACATTCCCCGCAAGCTGGGTCAGTACCCTCATAACAGGTATGTGTTTGTCTAAAGTCTACTTGTAAGTCAATACCGGTTTTAATAACCTCTTCTTTAGAGTAACGCATAAACGGTGCATTAACCTTGATCGTGTTTTTGCGATTAAGACCGTATATGTCGTTAACCTTATTAAGAAACATTGACGTGCAGTCCCAATAACCACTAAAGTCGTCGGTTTCTACTGCACCGTAAAACAGGTCTTGAGCCCCAATAGATTCAGCCCAACCAGCAGCTGAAGTAAGTAAAAGTAAATTTCTAAAAGGAACGTAACTCAAGGGCTGTGCATTACCGATATCATCTTTAGCTTTCGGTATTTTGAGATTAGTATTAGTTAAAGCAGACATCGTGGAGATATCTCTAAAGAAATCCATATTAATTACTTTATGCTCTTTAACATTACACGCTTTAGCTTGAAACTTAGCACATTCAATCTCTCGAGCAATCCGCTGCCCGTAGTTAAAAGTAACAGCATATACTTCATCGTATTTGAGCGTTTTAGTTACATAATGTAATAATACGGTACTATCCATACCGCCTGATAATATGACTAGTGCTTTTGACATATGGTTATAATAGTGTAGATTTATAGAAATTCAATAAAAAAGTAGTAAATAATGTATATGAAAAACTTGTTTCAAGATGCATTCGTCCAATCCCTCAAAGAAGATCTAGATAAAGAAGGTACCGCTTTTACTGGTGCTTTGAATGCAGCTGAAAAAAACCATAAAAGTACTATGAAAGTTCCTGGTACAGATAAAAATATAAAGGTTACTGGTCATAAACTAGAAACAGAAAAAGATAAAAAATGGATTCAACATGCACATGTTAAAAAAGGCGGTCTTCATAAAGCACTACATGTAAAGCAAGGTGAAAAGATTCCTGCTGCAAAATTAAATAAAGCTTTACATAGCAAAAACCCGCACATGAAGCACATGGCCCAGTTTGCTAAAAATGTACAAAAAGAAACCATTAAAGAACATTTAATGACAAATATGGAAGCTAAGCCAGCTCCAACAAACGCTGCTTCAGCTCCTGCCCCTGCACCAGTAACGAATGATGCTGATGCTGAAAAAGCAGCATACGGTAAGACTTTAGATCCTAATACCAAGCCAGATGCTTTTGATGGAGCAAAGAACCCAGCTCTTAAACTTGATACAGAAGGCGTAGCTAAAGCACGTGAATGGATTAAGAAGCTTGATGATATGGCTACTTTTATTAACGGTACAGATGAAAGCAGTTTAAATGCGCAGATTAATGCGTTAGAAATGCGTAACTCTATTCCTTTTAAGGGCATTGTTCGTCGTGAAGAAAAACGTATCACTAAGTTAGCTGAAAATTTACGTGGTTTAGCAGAACTGTTTAAGACTGTTGTTACAAGTTCTGGTAAAAAGATTCATGATGCTACTAGCCGCATTACTTCTCGTTAAACCGGCTTTTTAACTAAAGAATACTGTATAAAACCTCTCATACCTTTAAAGGTATTTTGTAGTATATTGTTGTGCGGTATTTCATCCTGCTTTTGTTTGGTACAAAGCTCGTTTAAGTCTTTATACTGACTATATTCTTTAGGCCAAATAAACACCGACTCTCCTCTATCTAATAACTCTTTAGTTACTTTATAAGAAGTAACATCAACCCACTGATTGTCTAGTACATATACTAGTTCGTGCATAGGGTATGATTTTTGTATTAACTCTAACTGTTCTTCAGTAGGGTGAATACCAGCTAGTGCTACACTATTACGTAAAAACATAGCATCAATAGGGCCTTCTTGTAAGAATATATATTCTATATCAGGCGATACTTTATCTAGATTAAATACCCCTTTATCGCTGTTAACTTTAGATAGATACTTTGCTTTATCTTCATCCTCTTTATACAATGCTCTTGATTGATAGGTTACAATCTTACCTTCTGTATTATAAAACGGAAACACTACTCTATTTTTATGAGTAACGTCAGTTAAGCTAATCCAAAGCGATTTAGGTTTGTTTATAGCAGTGTTTAAGCGTCTCTTATTGATAAACTCAAGAGCATCCTTAACTACCTGGTTCTCTTTATAAAACGATACCTGATTACTGTCGAATAAGTTTATACTATCGTATGGTAAAGGATTAGGGTTAGCTTTCTTATAAAAGTCTGACTTCTTAATAACATCTTCTACTGTATCTGCATGAGAACCGGCTTGAGAGAGTATTTCGCACAGAGGCAAGTTAGTCATTTCTTTAACAAACTCTAATCCGTTCTTACTTTCATTACAGTTATGACAGTATAGGTGATCGTCTTCAGGAATATAGAAAAACCTGCGTTTCTTACCAGCACTCTTACCTTCATGACAGTATGGACATTCGCCAGTATACGTGTTAGTATTCTTTTTATACGTAGGACGCTTTGTATACTGATAGAACGTCTGTATTACAAAGTTTTGCGGTATAATCATAAAGTAAATATATAATATAATATGTCTTCAAAGAATAGCAAATATATTCAAGGAATTTATACCCCTATTAACAAAAACAAATATATGGGTAATGGTAATCCTGTGTATAGGTCTTCATTAGAAAGAGATTTCTTTTTATTCTTTGATCAAAATCCAAATGTTACTGCTTGGGTAAGTGAGGGCATAGTTGTTCCTTATTATAGTAGTATTGATAATAAAGTACATAACTATTATGTAGATTTAGTAGCAGCAATCAAGGAAAAAGACGGTACAGTACAAAAATATTTGATTGAGTTAAAACCACACTCTCAAACTCAACCACCACAATCTAATGATAGAAAAAGAAAAAGCACTATACTGTACGAACAGTTAATGTGGCACAAGAATCAGAGCAAATGGAAAGCCGCGAGTGAGTACGCGGCTAAAAAAGGTATGAAGTTTGTAGTTCTTACCGAAAAATACTTAACTCAATCCTGACCTTCGTAGTCGTAAGGGTTTTGACTTCCTGTACCGCCAACGATTTCTTCAGGTTCTGGTTCTTTAAAACCAGCTAGCTCTTCACCAGAAGGTTTTCTACCTCTTGATTTAATTTTACCAATAGAAGCCTTGAGCTTATCTGCAGCTTTGCTCTTATCTACTGGAGTAACCTTCATACCGAACTTTGCTAAACGATCTCTAATAGCTGCTTTCCTTAGTTCAGCAGGATCGATTTGAGGTTCTTCTAAATCAGCAGGTGCCTCTTCTCCTTGAGCAGCATTAATCATTGCTTGCACATCTTGCATGTTACCAACAAAAGGTCTTTCACCTGGTAAAGTATTTTTTAATGATTTGTAGATCTCTTCTGGTGCAACTCCCTGTGCAACTAAAGCGTCTACTTTTTCTTGATCTCTAGGATCAATCTTAGTAGCACCAGTAGGGGCTGAAGCTTTAGGGGCAGGTGCAGCACCGTCACCGATTTTACCTGCATTAAACTCTTTACGAGCATAAGCATAAGCTGTATTTTTTGAAAGACCTTGTTTTTCAAGTTCTGCTGCTCTTGCTAAGATAGCAGGATTCTTTGGTTTAGCCATCTCTACATCGAGCATGTTTTCAGAGATATAGTTAACTGCTTCGTTAAATTTCATATTATATACTTATTATATTTTAATCTGATTCTTATCAGGTGGTAATCCAAGTTGAGTAGCTAAGAGTTCTTGTTCTTTAATGTCTTTTGCTATTAAAGAGTCTTCTTCTCCAAAAAACTCACACTTTTCATTAATATATAATGAGATTTGTGCAATACGTTCTAATGGATTTCCGTAAACCGGAATAATAGGCGGGCAATCATCAGCATCGAAAAATCCCGATTTACCGCTTTCCCAAGCTTTAAATAAACCATCAAATAATAATGCTATTTCACCACGATACACTGGGTCTATATCTCTATTTTCCTTCATTTGAAGAAGTACATCGTTTTCTTTAGTTAAAGGTATATAGAAGATAACGGAGTAGAACTTGACCGCTTCTCTCACCTGCTTTACACATTTATCAATAAAAGCTTCATCAATATCTCCTAAGCCTTTTTCAAACAACCATAAAGAATAAACCAAGTTATCAATAGGTGTACGATCGAAAACCATTTTCTTTTTACCGTAGTTAGCCATTGCTTCATCAACAAGAAAATTAAGTATAGTTTCTTGAGATTTTTTATTGCCTTCTTTATTAATCTTGAGTTTCTTGCTTTTAATAAGGTCTCGATAAGATTTTTCAGGTCTTACAAGTTGTGACCATTGTATAATCATGTCATCAACAAGTGTAGATTTACCTACACACTGTGTACCAATGACACCTATTTTGCTAAGTTTAGAATGACTCATTTTTTAAATTTACGCTTTATACTAATATTGGCAACCTCATCATCTTCAGGTGGTTGACCAGTTTCAATATCTACCCAATCAAGTACACAGTTGTCTGACGGATAATAACCCATAGCCCTAACAAAAGCATTAAACTGTTCTGTTAGTTCTTCTAAACCAACTTGACCATCAAGTGTAATTTCAATCTTACAAGGTACACTAACGTTGGTGTCGTCATCAGTATGCTCTAACGTATATGTGAATTTTATTTCTTGTTTCATACATTATACCATTTCTTCAATTATACCGAGTATTTCTGCTACGATTAGTAACACACCAGTAACCCAAAAGCTACCAAAGCAAAGGCACGTACCCGCAATAATGCGGATAATGCTTTTAATGATACTAATGTTTTTATGTTTTTTAGGGTCAGGAATATCGTTCATATATTAAACCTTGAGTGCGCGATCCCAGACCTGCAAGTGCATTCTGTTAGAGAACTTAAAATTATATTTCTTACATAGTTCAGCCACTACAGGCCCAACTTCTAGTAGCTCTTTACGGCTACCGCACATTGGCATAATCCATACTTGACTTGAACGTACAGCTACTTCAGGGCTATTAAGATAGTTTTCTAATACTTCATTTAAGTCTGACTCTTGTTTAGCTACAAACTTAAAACAAGCATCATGTACAGCTAGATAACGCAATACTTCTGGTTTATAACGTTTATCAGCAGGATCTCCGTTACTTGATAGTTTAGGCGAAGTAGTATATGTTACATGTACGCCAATACGAGACCATTCTTCATCCGGCATAATAGTGCCGTTAGTTTCAAAGTCTACATGCAATGTAGGCCTACCAATATCTTCCATTGTTAATGTTCTGCTGTAGTTTTTAAAACCCCAACGATCTCTAATAAACTTAACAAATAGTAATAAGTTCTTTTGCTGAATAAAAGGTTCACCACCAGTTAACTTAAGTAATGCACCTTCTTTTAAACGTTCATGATAATCGTTTTTCTCAAAGAGTTGTGCAACCTCTTCAAATGTCATTTTGTTTTTCTTAGACCAGCTAATATAGCTATCACAACCGTTCGGTGAGTCTTCACTCTTAAAACCGATACATGTTAAGTTACACATAGCCATTCTCATAAACACTGAAGGATGACCGATATAACGGCCCTCTCCTTCTAGCGTATAGAACACAAAATCGTCTGAAATAAATAAAGTTGTATTAGGGTCAATATTAGACATAGAGGTATTATATTATATGTTATTAGCTTTTCCACCCACTTTGAGGTATAGTTTCAAATATAGCACTATTGCCTTCATGTTCCCAAACTTCTACTTTTTCACACCAGCATCTTCCGTTAGTTAAGTCTTTAACGTGTTCGTTTGCTAGTTTATGACATAGTTCAGCAAACCTTTCAATACCTACTCCGTCTTCAAGAATTACTAGTTCAATCATCTTACGTTCTTCTAGTTGTTTAAACATATCTAAGTCAGGGTCTTTAGCCCAAACCACTGTTTTATGGTCGAAATATTCTTCTAGAGCAGTTTTAAGTTGCTTAAGACCGCCGAAATCAACAACCCAGTTGTTGTTATCTAATGTATCACAAGAGAACCAAAACTTGGCCTGTAAACGATAGCCATGAATAAAATGACAATGGCTTTGAGCGTAGGGCTGTCTGAAAGCAGCCGAACCCAACGGAATGACTTTAGTTGATGTAAATTTACCCATACCCTATGGTAGAGGTATTTAAAATAATATCAACTTAAATTAAGTCTTTTGTGTGTTTTTCAATCCAACCTTCTAGTATACTAGGCTTTATATCGGGCGGGGTAGATATAACAGCATTGCTTTCTTCGTTAGAGTTAAACAAATACCGTTGTATGTCTTTTTTCTCCGCAATACTATCCAATCTAACATGTAAAGCAGCTCTTTTATTCTTTACTACTGTGTTGCCAAGTAAAGCAATATCTATACAGTTTAACTTAATAAAAACACCAGAATCTTCATAGTTTGCCAATATATCAATAAACTCTCTTTTGTTAGCATCCGATCTAAAAAACAAAAATATGGGTACATCATCACTGCTATACTTTTTGTTTTTGTATTTTACTATCATACATTTATTTATATTGATAGTAAATATTGATATGGCTGCAACAGGAAAAAGTTTAAAAAAGGAATTTATCGTGCCAAATACTACCCCTCCTCCACCCCCACCTACGTTCGCTCAGCACTATATACATAACAGCCGGTTTCAAGTTACCCCTGATTTTATTAATTACATAAAAAGTGTAGAGAACGGTATAAAAGCAGGCTTTAAGCACGGTTTATGGCATCCGCACAAGAGTGTAGAGGGTGGTGCAGATACTATTGCATATGGCCACAAGTTACAGCCTGGTGAGAACTTTTCTCGTGGTATTACAGATGTACAGGCTACTGAAATGTTGAAAAAAGACATACAAACTGCTGCTACCAGGGCAAAACAAATAACAGACTTTAGATTCGGGCCTGGTGCATTTGATCGTCTTGACAACAGCAAAAAAGAAATGCTAACAGACTTTGCCTTTAATGGTGTATTAGGAAAGTTTCCTAGATTTTTAGATGGTGTAGTTACCGGAAATGATAAAGAAGTTAAAGCTCAATACATACGACATGTAAACGGCAAAGAAATGACCGGTCGTAACCAAGCTTTTGCTAACAGATACTTAAAGCCTTAAGCTTTACCCTGTAGTTTACCAAGCACCGCCATAATACCAGCATCTTTATTTTGCTGTGTAACTGGTGTGGTAAGTACTTTAGCATCTTCATCGCTTATTAGGTTAGGGTTGTCTCTAACTGTCATAATAGCGTTTTTAGCCATATCTAATAAAGTAGTCTCCCAGTTTGTTGTCTCCTGAGAAGTTTGTGGCACTTGTTCAGGTTGACCTCCTAACGGCTGAGGTGGTTGTCCAGTTTGATTTAAACCAGCAGCAGGCGTAGTAGGTTGCTGTTCTGGAGTAGCAGCTACAGGAGGTACTGGTGCTTCTAATAAAGTACGAAATATACTATCTGCTATTGCGTCAAATTTTTTCATATTAAACAGCTGGTGTTACACCTGAAGAAACACTTGGTGTACTACCTTGAGTGCCACCAGCTGTACCTTTACTTTTCACAACTAAATCTGCTAAAGCTTTTGATGCTGTTGCTGTATCCCCGGATTGTAATGCTTTAAGAAAAGCTGGATCGTTATAAACAGCGTGTATGCCTTGAAGTGTATTACTTGCCGCAGCTGCAGTTGCTGCTTGTGCTGCGTCTACAGATTTTTTTGCAACGTCTGATTGCTGATCAGGTGCTATTACATCTGTCAGTCCTTCATCAATAGTAATTTGATTTAATAACGTTAAAAACTTACTTTTTGGCTTCATTTCAATATATTTACGACTTTTTTGTATATTTGCACTTGATTTTATTTGGCAATAAAGTAATATAAAGTGTCGTCGGTTTAAGGAGTATACCACATATAATAGTATTATATGTATTAATAATAGGGACTCAGGAGCAAAGCTCCTTCGTCTCAGTCTTGCAGACCTTTTTAACAAGTTCGCTGCGCTCACTATATATTATATAATTAGAGCGAGAAATCCAGCTCATGGTTTGAATACGGATGCTAAGTTTTCTATGCCAAATTTCGTGCAAAACCGTTTGATTTTGTTAAAACTATACTTGCTATAATCAATAGAATAGCGAAACTCTTTGAGCTCGGTAGTTACTTCTGTGTATTCCGCAGTATTTTTGTCAACTAATGCTGTTTTATATGGTTTACTGGTAATATAAAGTAGTATTGGGAAACACTTCTTTACCTCTTTTATAAACGGTAATATATCCATATTACACGTTGTTTTATTAATCCAGTATATAGTGTTCTTTTTATCTTCTAAGCTAGAATATTCGGTAAAAAGAGTGTGAAGAGTAAAATAATGTATAAGCTTGAGATAATCCTGCCGAGGTAAACTGTCATATGTTTGTATATTAAGTTTGCGTAGTTCCTTCTGAAAGGAGCTTAGAATCTGACTTTCCGTCTCTTGAAAGTTTTTCAGATACAGGTTGTACTTTAACGGGTAAGGTTTCACCGAATAATAAGATAGGCTCTTTATTGCTTTGTGCAAGCTTTTTTAGCAAAGCATCTGGTGCTCTACCAATACGGCAGTTTATAATGCCGTTATAATAACCACCTTTAAGTAACACATCATGATCAAACTGTATTTTAGCTTCATAATAAGCTAACTCAAACTTACTGTCACAAAAACGTAGTATTTCAAACTTAAATTTGTCTTTACCAATCTTCTTTATATCTTCATTAACATCATTAGAGGATGAAGTATAAGTCTTCCAATCTGTCTCTACGTCAAAGTGTCTTTTGTTTTTTCTTCCTTTGAGAGGCTTAAGTTTTTTAACGCTTTTAATCTGCTTTTTACCGAAATAGACCTTACCACTGACCAGGTTTGTAATACGATAAATAAAACCGTAAGGCAAAATATCGTTGTTGAAAGTTTCATTTGTTGTCCAATGGCCTATGTCCATGCATCCTACTTACATCCCTTTTGGAAATGTTCTACGTTGTAATGGAAGTAACGGTTGAGGCTCACCATTCATTTTTTTCTTTTTGTCCTTTTTAGGTTTTTTACTACCAGTACCCCATATATTTCTTGCATCTCCTGGTGCATAAAAATCACTTGATTGTCCTGTTACAGGAGCATGAGCCTGGTCTGCACCAAAAGCACTACCAGTTGTCATGTCTTCTAAAAGCTTAGTATACAAAATATTAAAGTTTTTCACGTAGATTTATTAATTTTATAATATATACTTAGTAAGATTTATGGACTTACTCAATATAGATAAAATTATTAGTGACTTTCAATCTGAACTTACTAATGATATTAAAATGGATGAACTATCCATTAAAGAAAAAGCTATGTTAGCACCTACTACTAAACATAAGTGGGTTGCAAAAACAATGCAATACAAGAGTGCACTACTCAAGTTAGAATATACCAAGAAGCAAAAGATTAAAACTAAAGCATTTAACTCTCCTGTAGTACTGTCAAAAACGGCTCAAGAACAAGCTATAGCAGGGGATGATGAGATTGTTTCTATTAATGCTTGTATTGATCAAGTGAAGATAATCTTAGAGTACCTTGAAAAAATAGAAAAACTAACCAGCTCGTTAACGTACGACTATAAAAACGTAATAGATTTACAAAAACTTGAGACAACATAATGGTAGTTGAGTTCCAATATGACCCAAAGCGTAAGGAAGTAAAAATCGTTTCAGAATATCTTCCTAATATAAAAGAGCACTTCAGTGTTAAGAACCCGGGTGCTCGTTTTAATCGTTTTGCTAGGTTCATTCCTCAGCGCATATATGCTATTACACCTGCAGGGTATTGTGGTATTGGTTTAGTACCTGGTATTATAGAGTTTTTAAACAATCAGAACATACCGTTTGAGATTAAAGTTAATCAAGAATATAAAGACATCGTACAAAAGACTCATATACTCGACCCTGATAGGTTTAAAACATTAAGTAGTGAATTTAAACTTAGAGACTACCAAGAAACAGCAGTTAGTAAAGCACTAGACAATGGTTACGGAGTTGTAGAGTTAGCAACAGGTGGTGGTAAAACTTTAATCATTGCTAACTTGGTATATGCTGCATTACATCAAATAGAACCTACTGAAAAAATATTAATAGTAGTTCCAGACTTAGGTTTAGTGTCTCAAACTCATAAAGACTTTACTTCTTATAACTTTCCTATGGAAATAGTAAGTAAGTGGACCGGCAATACTGAAATAGACCCTAATGCTCGGGTTATTATTGCTAATATGGGTATATTACAGAGTAAGAACTCAGATATTAGTTGGTTTAGTAAAGTAGGTTTATTAGTTGTAGATGAATGTCATAAACTACGTAGAGGTAATAAGGTTTGCAAACTACTTGACAAAGTACCTACATTAAGACGTATTGGTTTTACAGGTACGTTACCAGAAAATAATATCGATACATGGAATATTAACAACTTTATTGGTCCGGTTGTATTTAAAAAGACAACTACGGAGTTAAGAGAAGCTGCTGGTGGGGAGTATATTGCTAATGCACAATGCTTAGCTATTAAACTTAATTACGACTTTAAACCAGATTATACAGCTGTATCTTCTGCACAAAGATACTTGCTAGAACTAGATTATATACATAACAATAAGTTTAGAAACAAAGTAATCAGACAACTAGCTCATAACTTTAAAAACAACTGTCTTATTCTTATAGATCATATAGCTCATGGAGACAATCTCTATAAAGAGCTATCTACTTTAACGGATAAACAGGTATACTTTATACAGGGTAGCGTAGAGGTGGAAGAACGCCGCAGAGTACAAGAAATCATGGAACAACATAATAATGTTGTGTGTATTGCCATTAGTAAGATATTTTCTACTGGCATTTCTATAAAAAACATACATTATATAGTGTTTGCTGCAGGCGGTAAATCAAAAATTAAAACTCTACAGTCTATTGGTCGTGGATTACGTGTTCACGAAAACAAAGACATATTGACATTGGTCGATATTGTCGATGATTTAATTTATGGTATTAAGCACTACGACAAACGAAAAGAATTTTATGACCTTGAAAAAATCAAAATTACCGAAAAAACAATTACTGAAGCAGTCTGAAGGGCCGTCGACTGTAAAAATAACTAAAATAGCTAAAGCAGATAAGCCTAAGAAGCCATTAAGTGAATCTGCTAAAGCTAAAAAGGTATACTATGTGAGCCCAGCTGAATTTACAGAAGAACTTCGAAAATATTACGCAACTAATGTAATGAGTGATAATCTCGCCATTATGATACGCAATATTGCTTATGGGTTAGCACATGCATCTAACTTTATTAACTATACATTTAAAGAAGAAGCTATTGGAGACTCTCTTATCAATATGTTTAATGCATTAAAAGATAAGAAGTATAACTTCGACAAAGGCTTTAATCCTTTTTCATATTTTAACTCTATTGCCTTTAACTGCTGGCGTTCTCGTATTAAGAAAGAAAAACGTATGAGAGACACACTAGCAGCATATCAAGAAGAAGTATATAGCGCCATTGGACCTCAAGTAGGTATCGATGACCCAGTAAACCCTATTAATAAACATGTTGATTAAAAACTCAGAAGTCGGTATATTTTCAGATCCTCATTATGGTGTACATCGTAACAGCGCAACCTGGCACAAGATTGCTCTAGATCATGCAAAATGGGCTGCTGAACAGTTTAAAAAGAACGGTATACAAGACATAATAATACCAGGAGACATATTTCATGATCGTAATGACATTGCTGTTAATACTCTTCACGTGGTTACTGACATTTTTGATGTATTGCGTGATTTTAATATCATTATTACCGTGGGTAATCACGATGCTTACTACCGGGATAATTCTACTGTTAATTCCGTATCCATTCTTCGTGGTTGGAGTAATATTACTGTTGTTGACACTCTTACCGTCGAAACACTCCAAGGAAGAAAAATAGCATTTTGTCCTTGGGGTCAAGATATTAATGAAGTACTTAAGTGTGATTTAATCATTGGTCATTTTGAAGTTAACAGCTTTAAGATGAACTCGTTTAAAGTATGTACAAATGGGTTAAAATCATCTGATTTAACTGATAGAGCACCTTTAACTATTACTGGTCATTTTCACCACAGAGAAGAGCGCAAATATAAAGACGGTACTATACTTTATGTAGGTTGTCCGTATCAACAGGATTGGGGTGACTTTGGTACAACTAAAGGTTTGTATATATTAGATCTTGCTGATTTGAGTTACAAGTTTATAGAAAATAATGTTTCTCCGTCTTATAGACGATTACAGTATACTGAACTTACTAGCGGCATATATACACCGGAAACGCTTAAAGCTGCTATACAAGGTAATATCGTTAAGTTTATTGTCGATAAACCTGTAGATCCGATCACTTTAGAAACCATAGTACGTAAACTCGTTGCAGTTAAACCTGTAGAGTTCACAATGGAGCATGATGTCACTGAACAAAGTAAAATTAATATTGAAGAAGCTGCTAATAAGGAGTTTAACATAAGTGTAGAGAAGTCTATTGACGAGTTTGTTGAGTTAATGGATGTAAAAAACAAAGAAGCAACTAAACTTTATGTTAACGATCTTTATTCCAGAGCAGTAAAAATGTAATATGAATATTGCCTTACACTCAAATCAATTCGATAACCGCGGTTCTACCCGCGTAACCTATGATTACGGTCTAGCACTAAGAGATATACTTGGTCACAACGTAACATTTGTTACCTCTAGTATGAATGCTAACGAGGGTATTGAAAAAATATCTAAAGAGTTTGAAGTCATTACATACGATTCTAAAGTAGAAGTATCTCTTGCTTCTGTAGTAAAAACTGATATAAGCAGAGTAGTAGATGATAAAAAAATAGACTTCCTATACATGTTTAAATCTGGTACTATAGATCACATTACACCAGATAACTGTAAAACAGGTATACATTGTGTTTTTAACTGTAGTGAGCCTCATGGAAGTGTTTATGCTGCTATATCAGAAAACTTAGCTAAAAAATACAATATAAACAAGTTTGTACCCCATATTATTAATAAGGTAGCACCTAATAAAGATATTAAAGCTGCACTAGGCATACCTAAAGATGCTTTAGTTATTGGTAGACACGGAGGTAATGATTCATTTGATTTAGCATTTGTACATAGAGCAGTAGAAACTATTCTTAAAACAAGAAACGATGTTTACTTCCTATTTTTATCTACTAATGCTTTTATTAAACATGATAGAGCTATGTTTTTTCCGTGGATAACTAATGATGTTGGTATATCTAATTTTATTAATGCATGTGACATTATGATACATGCTCGTCATATGGGAGAGACATTTGGTTTAGCAGTAGGAGAGTTTTCCTCTCATAACAAACCTGTGATGACCTGGAGCGGTAAAATGCCATGGAGTGGAGAAACCAATCTTGGTTACGATACCGCTCATATAGATCATTTAGGAGATAAAGCTATACTTTATCATGATTATAACAGTCTAGTTAACATTATGGAAGGTCTAGATGTGCAGTATTTACGTAGTCAAAACTGGGACATGTTTTCAGAGAAGTTTAGTGCTAACAATGTAATTAACCAATATAAGGATGTATTTTTAACATGAAAATCGGTGTTGGTATTATTACCTGTAACAGAAACAACTACTTAAAAGCTTTAATAACTACACTTCCTATGGACGTGGTAGATGCTTTAGTCGTAGTTAACGACGGTAAGGCTGAAAATCAAATAGAGGTACCAGGTACTTGGTTACAGAATGAAGTCAATCTTGGTGTAGGTAAATCTAAAAACAAAGCAATGAAGTATCTTTATGATGCTGGTTGTAATTATATTTTTATTATTGAAGATGATATGCTTATTAAAGATAAAAATGTATTTATGAAATACATTGAAGCATATCAAGAAACCGGTATACAACATTTTAACTACGGACCTGGTTCACCATTTAACCGTAAACAAAACATAGAGTTTGATCTTCATAATAGACATTTACTCGATCAAAAGAGTCCTGTTAATCCTCGTATTGTTATTGAGTATCCTGGAGAAATTAAGATTGCATTATATACTCATACAGTAGCAATGTTTTCGTTTTTTACAAGAGAAGTACTCGAGAAGGTAGGCTATATTGACGAGCAGTTTTATAATGCTTGGGAACACGTAGACCATACCTATCGTATTGCACTAGCTGGTTACCATCCTCCATTTTGGTGGTTTGCTGATATAGCTGATAGTGAGAAATACCTCGAAGAAGCTCCTGGTGCTATCGATAACTCATCTATTGCAGACAAGAAAGAACAATGGCATAAGAACGTGTACGGTGGTAGAGAGCTTTACAAGACTAAACACGGACACTATCCGAACGAACCTAAAAACTATACTCAAAACGAGGTTTTAAATATACTTAAACAAATAAAATACCGTAAATGAACGAAATCATTACATATGGACAGAACTACAGTCTTAACAAAGGTATAGAAAACTTTGTTAAGTCAGCTGTAAAAACTAACAATACTGTCACTGTTATAGGCTACAATCTTAAGCAAGATGTACTAGATTATCTCAAGAAAAATAACTGTAACTTTGTTGATGCTGATCAAATAGCGAAAAAGTATAATGTGGATATGAAACTATCACCTTATACACTTAAAGTTATTTTCTTTTATCTGTATTGCAGTAAAATTTCTACAGCTGATAATGTGTTTTTGTGTGATTTTACCGATGTTTATTTTAATAAAAACATATTTGATTTCGTTTCAGTAAAACCAATGGTATTTGGGGAAGGTCAGATAATACGTAACTGTCAGACTAATACTACTTGGATAAACTTATGTTATAATCAAGACATATACGGATTGTTACAAAAGTATGAGATTATTAATGGAGGAGCCATACTTGGTTGGAGATCTCAGTGTATAGGTTTATTAAAAGAAATGTGTTTAGATACTTCTATTATATTAGGTAGAATAGGAAACTATGCTAATATAGATCAGGCCATACTTAATAAGGTGGTTCGTTTTGATCAATACAGATACGAAATAGGGTCTAAAACAACTGTACTAAACTTAGCACAAGTTAGCATACAAACTAAATGGAATAAGAGCAATGTACCAGCTGTATTTCATCAATATGACGGGCACCCAGATGTAGAAAGTTTTATTAATGAGCAAAGTTGATGTAATCATTTTATCTCTTGTTAACGATGACAAGAGCTTTGAAGTAACTAAAAGATGTATTGATTCTTATATTAATACAGCTGATGAACTCATTAACAATATATTTGTTATTGAAACTAATAAAACCTTTAATAGAGATTATAATCAACCTAAAGTAGAGGTAATAATACCCCCTTACGAGTTTAACTATAACCAGTTTTTTAATATAGGTTTAAGCCGTTGTAAATCAGATTATATAATAGGCCCTAATAACGATTTAATAATACAAGAAAACTGTATACAAAACATCGTAAAAGAGTTTGAAACCAACTCTACTATCAGTTCTATTAGCCCTATTGATAGAAATTGGCATCGTCATACTAAACAGTATTTTCCTGATGATAATAAACTTTATTATGGGTATGAAACATCTTTACACTTGTTTGGTTGTATATTTGCAGCAAGACGCGGAGTATTTGAAGTTATAGGTTATCTTGATGAACGTTTCTTTTTCTTTTATCAAGATAATGATTACTCAATGTGTTTAGAAAGAAACAAACTGTTACATGGTGTATTAACCAGTGCTAGAGTTAAACATAAAGTAGGTGGTACATCTGCTAAAGGCTCTTCTAGAACAGATTATACCCCAGAGAACATGAACAAACAGGGTAATATTTTAGCAGATAAATGGAATAACGAGCCGTTCAAATCAGGTGGATTTAAACAGTTCAAACCGTATATACTTTAAATGAACATTTCGTTTTTATATCCTAGAACCCCTCAAGATGTTTGGAATACTTCAATAGCCATACAAAATGCTTTTGACAAACTAGGACACACTACAAAATGTTACTCTTCAATGACTGTTGAAGATCAATACTCGGAAGACGGGTTAAAAGCATTACTAACAGACGCAAACAATGGTACATTTGTACCAGATGTTATTATTAACTTTGATTATGGACGCTTTCAAAGCCCGTTACTTAAAAAGAGCTCATTCCCATCTGCAATATGGGTATTAGAGTCTGGAGATGACCCTCAAAGCTTTAATAACAACTATATTAAAGCTAAAGCTGGTAACTTTGATATTATTTTATCTCCAGATATTAGATGTTGTGCTACATACAACTCCCAAGGCTATAATGCTATGTGGTTTCCGCACTTTGCAGATACTGATATGTATCCTGAAAGAGTGTATAGCATTGAACCTGATTTAGATGCTGTATGTACTAGAGATGTTTCTGACAAGTTTTTTCAAAGTGTAAGAGCCCGATTAGGTAAACGTTTTGATACTCGTAGCGGGTTGCATGCTTTAGAACATTCATCATATCTTAGAAGAGGTAAAATAGTATTACAAAACAGTCAATATAAAGAGGTTACACGACGTATATTTGAAGGCATGCTAGCTAATAGAATGGTCATTGCTGATAGACCTGAACCAGGTACTCGTATTGATTTAATATTTGAAGAAGGTAAAGAGATTGTTTATTTTGATTCTTTAGATGATTGTATCAATAAAGTTAACTACTATACTGAACACAAAGATGAAAGACTTAAGATAGCGCAAGCTGGGTTTGATAAAGTATCAAAGTATCATACTGCTATGTCTAGAGTTAAGTCATTATTAAAACATTTATGAAAATACTTTATTTAACAAAAGGCGATCACGTAGACTATCAAAACGATGCGTTGTTGATAGGCTTGAAACAGTTATACGGTGCAGATGTAGTAGACTATAATAAACAAGCCCATAACTACGACACTTATGATGCTGAAAAGGCTAGTAAACTTTATGGTATGGGTATGACAGTAACCCGTGTGTTGCCAGATTTAGAAGTTGATCGTACTGATATTACTTCTAAGATAAAAAACAAACACTACGATCTTATTGTGTATGGTTCTATTTGGAGATGTAATGATTATATCGATGATATATTAAAATATTACCCGTTTGATAAAGTTGTAGCAGTAGACGGTGAAGATGAAACAAATATACACCCGGTTTATAATCGCGGTATAATGTATTTTAAGAGAGAACTTGTTTATCAAAAAGACCGTTTGTTTCCTATTACTTTTGCTATACCAGATTCTAAAGTTAACTTCAACACGAATAAAACACGTAATGGGGCATTTATTACTCCTTTAGATAAGAGTACATACATATACAAAAACGAAAAAGATTATTATAATGATTATAATCAATCGAGATTTGGAGTAACAGTTAAAAAAGCTGGTTGGGACTGTTTAAGACATTACGAAATACTTGGTAACGGATGTATTCCTGTGTTTTATAATATAGAAAACTGCCCTTCATTAACCATGGCAACGTTTCCTAAAAAGGAATGTCAAGAGGTAATGAGCTTGCTTCAGAAGAAAACAGATCCAGTTAAAGTGTATGAACAGTACATTGAAACTTTCAGGAAAGCACTTTACGAAAACTGTACAACAAGTGCGGTTGCAAAATATTTTCTAAACACGTTGAAAAAGAATAGCTAGAGATTATAATGATCTCTAATGCAGTACGTATTTTTTAAGTCTTTAAAGATAACTAACTTTTTATCTGTTGGTAAACGCCCGGTTACTGTAGATTTTAAGCCAGGCTTAAACATTATTACTGGCCGCAATCTAGACAAGGCAGATCGTGCTAACGGTGTAGGTAAATCTACTATTGCAGATGCTATTCATTTTGCTCTATACGGCTCTACTATTAGAGAGCTTAAAAAAGAGAATATTGTCAATAATCTCTATCCAGAAGATGTTTGTGAAGTAGAGATCGAGTTTACTACAGATGTTAATCATGTTAAGACAGAATATAAAATAGTAAGAACACTTAATCCTACCAAATGTTTTCTCTTCGTAAACGGAGAAGATAAAACCCGTTCAGGTGTACCACAAACAACTGAATATATTATTGATATTATTGACACTTCACCAGAAGTATTTCAGAATAGTGTAGTAATGACCATAAACAATACAGTTCCGTTTATGGCTCAGAAAAAGATCGAGAAACGTAAGTTTATTGAGGGTATACTTGGTTTAGAAGTGTTTAGCAATATGTTAAGTATTGCTCGTTTTGACTTTAATGAAGTAAAACGTTTATTAGATGTTGAACACGCTAAGGTAGACGAAAATGATAGAGCTTTACAAGATAGTATTAAACAAAAACAAGTTTATGAAGAGAGTAAGTTAAAACGTAAAGAAGTACTACTTACTCGTCAGCGTAACAATCAGCAAGAGATTGCGCTTATTAACGAAAAGATCGGTAAGCTCGAATCAGTCGATACTGAAGCTGAGAAAAAGATATTAGATAATATGGCAGCCCTTAAAACTGCTGAAACTTTATGCGATCGTAAAATAGCTGCGGTTAATAAGCTTATTACTGAAGCAGAAACCCATATTAAGCTTAATAATGACCGTATTAAAAAACTTAAAAAAGTAGATAGTAAATGTCCACATTGCGGTAAAGATCTCGCTGAAGCAACTAATACTCAATACGAAAAAGATAAAGCAGAGTGTCATGCAGAAATACAAAAATATACAGAGATTGTTAATACTCAAAAACCACTTTTAGTAGAAGCACAAAGTCAGTTAAATAAAGTTGAGACTCATATTACTAATGCACAGAAAAAGATAAACGATTTTAATATTCGTAAAAAAGAAGTAGAAAACATTAATAATCGTTTAAATCAACTCAATGTATGGCAATCTCAACTTGTAGTAGATATTGATGCTCTTAATAACGAGGATAATGTATATACAGACAATATTAAAAAGATTGAAGACCGTATATCTGAAGTAAAAGCTAAAGTAGATGAACTACAGATTAAGATCGATATTATTGAATCAGCTAAGTTTATTACTTCTGAAGAAGGTGTAAAATCGTTTATTGTTAAAAAGATATTAGAGGTACTCAATCTTAGACTTGCTTACTATCTTAAGAAGCTTGAAAGTAACAGTACAGTTAAGTTTAATGAGTTCTTTGAAGAAACTATCACTAATGAACGTGGTGCAGTATGTAGTTATTTTAACTTCTCTGGAGCTGAACGTAAAGCTATCGATCTTGCAATGATATTTGCGTTTCAAGATATCCGTAGAGCACAAGCTAATGTATGGTTAAATATATCTGTATTTGATGAACTACTTGATTCGTCTTTAGACGAAAAAGGTATTGAACTAGTATTGGATATAATACGGGATAGAGTGGAAAAGTACCAAGAGGCAGTGTATATAATATCACACCGCAAGGAAAGTATGAAGTACTGTACAAGTGGTGAAATCATATTCCTAGAAAAGAAAAACGGCATAACAGTAAGATCAAACAACTTTAATAATGAATAACTCATTCGTAATCGGTGCACCAGCATTACCATTAGGAGCTCCTACTTTAGGGGTAACTACACCTAACTCTCAACCAGTACTTCCAAGCGTACCACCTACAAAGATGGCAATGAGCTTTGCTGCTGACCATGGTGGATGCGGTTTTTGGCGTATGCACTGGCCAGAATCTATAATCAACTCTTCAGGTAAAGGAGTTGTACAGAACTCTACGATGATGATACTTGACCCAAGACAGTATCAAAATATACAATCAGTTAAGATACAACGTCAAGTCACTGAACCACAACTTCAGTTTGCTAAGTTCTTAAGACATACTTCTGATAATGGAAGCAAGTTTAAACTGTATTATGAAATCGATGACGTTATTTTCCCAGAAGATATTCCATTATACAACAAGTCTAGAGAAGCATTTGTTAACCCTATTATTGGTAAAACAGCAATAGAGATTATTAAGCTCTGTGATGCTATTACTTGCCCTACCAAGTACATGGCAGATTATTATACAGAAAAGACTGGTGTACCCGCTATTGTAGTACCTAACTACCTACCTAAGTTTTGGATGGATCGTTTTTACAGTAAACAAAGAGTGGCGGAGAACTTTGATCGCAACAAGAAACGTCCTCGTATCGGTTATGTTGGTAGTCCAACCCACCTTAATGTACAGCGCTTGCCTGGAGTGGTAGATGATATTGAACCATTTACTGATATTATTCGTAAGACTTACAAAGATTACAAGTGGGTGTTTTTTGGAGCCGCTCCTTTCGGTGTGCAAGATTTAATTGCAGCTGGTGAAGTTGAATATGTACCTTGGAAGAGCTTGTATGAGTATAGTTATACGTTTGATTCGTTAAACTTAAACTTAGCATTTGCACCTTTACAAAATAACAGGTTTAACTATGCAAAAGCACCCATTAAGTATCTTGAAGCAGGTGCATTAGGTATTCCATGTTTATGCCAAGATGCTCCACCATACAATACAGATCCTGTAGCACCTCTACGGTTTAATACTCCTGATGAAATGATGGATCTAGCTAAGAAGCTACTAAAAGATCGTAGAATGTACTTAAATGAGTCGGATGATGCTCGTAAGGTTGCAACCAAGTATTGGTTAGAAGATCACATTGATGAGCATATGAAAGTTTACTTTCCTTCTTGATTAGTTTGTAAAATGGTACATAATATGTTTTGTGTATCGTAACGTATATTATAACTCAAGAGAATCTTCTGCATACCTATTTACCTGGGACAAAAACGGTAAACGGGTTGTTAAGAAAGAACTGTATAGTCCTTACTTTTATGTAGAGACTAATCAGGACAATCACGATGCTATATCTATTTTTAACACTAAGTTAAAGAAGAAGGTATTTAAGAACTCGTATGAACGTAATAAGTCTGCACAAGATGGTGCTATTAAACGTTTATATCACAATATTCAGGTAGAGCAACAGTTTCTTATCGAAAAGTATAAAGATGACTACGAAAAACCTGAGTTTTCTGCTAACCCGTTAAAGGTTTGCTTTCTTGATATCGAAGTTTACTCGCCAGATGAGTTTCCTGAAGCTAAGGATGCAAAGCACCCTATTAACCTTATAACCATATATGACAACTTATCTGATACGTTTTATACTTGGGGTGAAAAACCTTATACACCAACACGCGACAATGTTGTATATACAGAGTGTCGTAGTGAGGTGGATTTGCTTAATAAGTTTCTAGAGTTCTGGGAAAACGATTATTACCCAGATATTCTTAGCGGGTGGAACACGGACTTTTTCGACTTTCCTTATACTATTAATCGTATCAATAACTTATTAGGTGAAGATGCTGCAAAGCGTTTATCTCCATTAAAAAGTCTTTGGTGTCGTAAAGGTATCTTTGTTAAAGGTCAAGAGCTAGATCGTTGGTACATTCACGGTATATCAGCTATGGACTACATGGAAGTGTATAAAGGCTTTGCACGTGGTTTATTAGAGTCATATGCACTAAACTTTGTAGCACAACATGAACTAGGTGAAGGTAAACTAGCTATTAACGCTACTAACCTAGCCGCTTTAGCCGGTAGCGATTGGAAAAACTTTGTAGACTATAATATTCAAGACGTTGATCTGTTAGTACGAATGGAAAAGAAACTACAGTTTTTTAAGATCATACGTATGTTAGCTTACAAAGGTTTAACTAGCTTTGAAGCTGCTTTAGGTAAAGTTCAAATTGTTACCGGTTGTGTTGCTTTAGAAGCATACAAGCACGGTTTGGTTATACCAACGTTTGTGTCTGGTCCTACTAGAGATGAAATCGAAGGTGGGTACGTTAGAGATCCTGAACGCGGTTTAAAGACTGCTATTGTGAGTTATGACGCTAACTCTCTATACCCTAACACCATTATTACTCTCAATATATCACCAGAAACTAAAATAGGCAAAATCGTACGCAAGACAGATACAGAAGCAACGTTATTATTAGCTAGTGGTGCAGAAAAGACGGTACCACTCGATAAACTTGAAAAGTTTATGGAGATAGAAAAGTTAGCTATATCTAAAGCTAATGTTTTATATACTCAAAAGAAAAAAGGCGTTGTGCCTTCATTGATTGATGGTCTTTATAGTGAACGTGTAAGAAATAAGAACCAATACATTGAATACAAAAAACAACTAAGTAATTTACCCCCAGATACAGATGAGTACAAAACGTGTAAGTTTAATATGGAACGAGCTGACACCATCCAGCACGTTATTAAAATTCTTCTTAATTCTATTTATGGTGTTTTTGCTAATAAGTTTAGCCCTATTTGCGATAGTGATCACGCCGGTAGTATTACTCTTACTGGTCAGTCAGTGGTTAAGCAGGCGGGTATCATCCTTGATAAATACGCTAAAGACAAATACGGGGTTAATACGTCCCTTAACATTTACGGTGATACTGATAGTACTCATATTACTATTAGACCTATCCTTGATAAAATTAAGCTTAACATATTTAAAGACGGTAAAGTAACACCAGAAGGTATAGATTTAATAGACAAAGAGATTGGTACATACTTAAATAGTGAGATTAAAAAGTGGTCTGCTTCTGAGTTTAAGTCTATCGATCCTCGTTACTTCTTTAAACGGGAGTCGATTTGTGATGTAGGTGTTTACCTGCAAAAGAAACGTTATATTATTCATGTATTAAACGATGAAGGTGCAAATGTTAGTAAGTTTAAGTACGTTGGGGTTGAAATCGCTAGGTCTACAACGCCAAAGAAAGCAAAAGAACTGATTAAGAAGGTTATTGAGAACTCTTTGTTAGGTCAGGATCAAATAAAGGCAAACAGTCTTTATAAAGAGGTTTACGATGCATTTAAAAAGTTAAATGTTGATGAAATAGCTATCCGTGGCGGTCTTAGTGATTTAGAGAAGTACGAAGTAAAAGCAGATGGCTTTAAGATAGGTACCGGCACACCTAATCACGTTAAAGGTGCATTATGGTATAACCAACTACTAAAACATTTACATTTGGAAACAAAGTATGAACGAATTACTTCCGGTGGCAAAGTAAAGAAGATTTATATTGCACCAAACAAGTATAATATCGATACTCTTTGTTACCCTTACAACTTTCCACCAGAATTTAATGAATTTCAAGTAGACTATATTGAAATGTTCGATACAATAATTAAACCGCCGATATTAGCTGTATATGAAGCTATTGGATGGCGTTTACCAGATTTAACTAACGAAGTAACAACAGACTTATTTGACATATTCTCATGATTAAAATATCACACGAATCTCCCTTAAGTATGCTCGAGATATCTCGTACATACAACGATTACTGCTATGCACTCGTGCACCTCTTTGAAACTCACCCGCAATACTACAAGTTCTTTGAAGACAGTGTTAAAGGTGGTAGGCATGTTTTATTAGATAACTCTATATTTGAGTTAGGTACCTCTTTTGACTCTAAACGTTATGCTCACTGGATACAAAAGCTTAACCCTACAGAATATATTATACCAGACGTGTTAGAAGATTGTCAAGGTACTATTGATTCAGCTAAGAAGTGCTTATGGAAAGATTGGGACTTTGTTAGTAGCTCTAAAACTATTGGTGTTGTGCAAGGAAAGACTTACGGTGAACTAGTTAAGTGTTATGTAGCACTAGATCAAGAGATCGGCGTAGATAAACTAGCTATTTCATTTGACTATTCTTATTACCTTAAAGCATTTCCTCATCCTAACAAGTGGGTATCTTATATGATGGGTAGAGTAATAACTTTAACTCAGTTAATGAATGACGGTATCATTAATAAAGATAAACCTCATCATTTATTAGGTTGTGCACACCCAAGAGAGTTTAGTTTCTATCAAGGACCTGAATATAACTGGATCGAAACACTAGATACTTCTTCTCCTATTGTACATGGTATTAAAAGAGTAAGATATTCTGATGTTATTGGTAACTGGAAGAAAGAATCTACCAAACTTGTAGATCTTTTAGATGTAGTACCAGATGAAATACAAGAAAGAATCATTGCAAGCAATCTGATTCAGTTTAGAAACTATGTTAATGGATGACAACTTTAGAAGCTATAACTAATTCTGTACATGCAAACTATCCTCACTTACTGGCCGATTCTGTTTATATCCGCGATTATTCTTTCTGGGATTGTATTCGTAATCATGAACTCCCGGTAAAAGAGCTTGCAGATGTTAAACCTTACCTAATAAAACACGGTATTGTTGACTTTACACTTGTAATTTTCTTTAGTGATAATACAATAGGGTATCGACTAAACATATGAAACGTACCTTAATCTGGAAAACCTTTTTCTCTCAGAGTGGATCTGAGATATATGAGATATCTAAGCATATCGGTAGGTTTCCAGATGCAATCATAACTAATAAAAGCTTTGAAGATATGGACAAAATCAATCCTAATCTTCTAGAAAAATGTTTTGATCGTTTTATATTTTTACCTAAGAAACCAACAGTAGAAGAATATAGAGAGGCTATTAAGCATACCGATATTATTACTCTTCACGGTTATCTTCGTATACTACCGCCACAGATCTGCGGTAGATTCAAGATATACAACGGACATCCAGGTCTTATAACTAAGTTTCCTGAGTTAAAAGGTAAAGATCCTCAGGCTAAAGTGTGGTTCAGTCACGCCGAAAGACCTTACTATCAGCACGGACACGTTATACATGAAGTTATACCTGAAGTAGATGCTGGTAAAGTAGTGTCTGAGAAAGAGTTTTATAGCAAGAATATCTACAATGAATTTGATAGCTTAGACGATTATATTGGAAGACTGCATAAACTGGCAATCGAAAATTGGGTTGGCTTTATGCGCAAAAGCCTATTAAATAAATAACTTATGAGATCAAACTATAAAGCTGCAATCTGTGGCGCTCATTCACAAGGTAAGACAACGTTAGTAAAAGCACTAAAAGATGATCTGTTTTTAGACGATCAGCATTTTAGTTTTAGAACTAATCTAACGAGAGGTCTTAAAGATTTAAATGTACCTATTAATGAAGGCGGTACTTCTTTAACTCAGTATTTGATAATGGCTAGACATTTAGAGTACGGTTTAACTCCGGGTAACTGGATATTAGATAGAGGTGCTTTAGATGGTATTGCTTACACGACTTACTTTTATGAAAAAGGTCAAGTTAGTAAAGATGTGTATCAAGCTGCTTTAGCTGTTTATGAAGAACTGCTAAAAGTATATGATAAGATTTTTTATGTTGTACCTGAACTTGAAGTAAAAGATGATGGTGAGAGAAGTACAGGTAAGGAGTTTTTTGATGGTGTTGTTAAGCAGTTTGACTTTTATCTAAAACACCATTCAATGCCTACAGATAAACTTGTTTATGTAATGGGTTCTGTAGAAGATAGAGTTAAGATTGTAACTGATAACTTAAAGAAAGATTTTACCAATGAGCTATAATACTAATAATATTGACAAAGTACTTGGTCAGAGAGTTGATTCTCCTACCACCTACACGCCTGAGATCTTAGTGCGTGAAGAACGTCAACGCAATCGTACCTACTTAGGTTTACAGAACGATTCCTTACCATTCGTAGGTTACGATATCTGGAACGGTTATGAATGTAGTGCATTAACAAATAACGGTTTACCTGTTACCTGTGTTGCTAAAGTAGTGTATCCAGCTACTAACCCTTATATTGTAGAGTCTAAGTCAATGAAGCTCTACTGGAACTCATTTAATATGCAGCCTATGGGTAAGACTGTAGCAGAAGCATTAAACAATATTAAAAAGACTGCTTCAGAAGACCTATCTAAACTATTAGAGACAGATGTAGAAGTTGATCTATTTCCACAAGTACAAATAAAAGACTTTGCTGCTCGTGAAGTTTGGTTAAGAGATTATGATCCTGGTATCTGGTTACCGTTAGAAAGTATTAAGAGCGCAGAAAGTATTAAGTTTACAATATTCAACGAATCAGCTGATTTGTTAGTAGCTAATGAATCTGAAGTGAATAAAAAGCACTTCTATATGAGCACTCTATTACGTTCTAACTGTAAGATTACAAAGCAACCAGATTCAGGTGATATCTTTATCTACTATAAAAGCGATAAAGAAGTAACTGAACAATCTTTACTAGAATGGATCGTATCATTCCGTAATGAATGTCATTTCCATGAAGAAATCTGTGAAGCTGCTTATAAACGTCTTTGGGACTTATTAGAACCAGATGAACTTATGGTAACTTGTTTTTATGCCCGTCGTGGTGGCTGGGACATCGTGCCAACTCGTGCATCTGATAAAAAACTATTAGATCAACATTTAATAAACTCAAAGTACCCTTATTTTAAGTTTCCTCGTCAATAACCTTGATTAAAACAAAAACTATATTAATATAAACATATGAGCCAAGATAAACTAGTAACATTCCTAGATAATATTCAACGTACGATTATCGCCACTCTAGTAAGTGAAGATAAAACTACTTTAACAGTAACTAAGCCTGTTATCTTACAGGTTACACCTACACCAGACAAGAAACTACAAGTACAACTCTATCCTGTATTCTTTAGAGAGTTTACAGCAAATCGTGATGAGTTTGCTAACTGGACGTATTCTAAGTCTACTGTAGTAGTAAGTGACGTTGAACTTGAAGCTAACCTACAACTACAATACGCACAAATGTTCGCTACTACAGCTATTAACGCTAATACACCTGTAGTAAAGTTGTTTGACGACGAAGCTAAATAATATGGCACGTAAACCACGTACAGACGTAAACAATGACGAGACTAAGGTTTCGTCAATGAAAGATATCTTTGAAGCAGTAGATGCACTAAATGCAGATGCATCTCTGCTTTCAGATGATAACTCTCTTTCTATTGTAGGCGACTGGATCGATACAGGCTCTTATGCACTTAATGCTATCTTTTCTGGATCTCTTTACAAGGGTATTCCTGTTGGTAGGGTTACTGGTTTTTCCGGGCCTTCCGGTGCGGGTAAGACGCTTATTGTTAATAAGATCATTGCGA